CAAGTTGAACTGCTGAAGCACAAGATACCCGAAAGCATCAAAGGCGTGGTCCACTCCTAGATTTTTGTTAGGCAAACCAGTCCCAGGCGCGTAAGTCAGCGTCCGCAACGACTTGATCAGCTCTTTGCACCGTGGATGGATCTTGACTCTGCGCGTTCCAGAAGCATCCATTAGGCCCGTGTTGACTGCTGTGATCTTGTCTCGGATTTTCCACGGCGATCTAGGGCTTTGAACTGTGAAGCCACTGCGCCTGAGGATTGCGTGGTCCGTTACGCCTACACCGCTTGTTTTTCTTGCACCGCCTGTTGGGTCAGGACACGCGATAACCCTGCGATCCACCCCATACCTACGGGTGACTTCTTCCGCAAAATCCCAAGTTGTGGCCCCGCCAGTCAACATGATCTCGTCGAACACATATAACGTGTCCTGATCTTTGACCGCACAGATGCCAGACATGGGATCCACGTTGAAGTCAACGCCCAATAGCAACGGTTGGATCGAAATGTCCTTTGCTTCTGTAGAAATATTGTCGTCAGAAAAGCTGATAGCAACCAGACCAGTCAGGTTCTCGAAGGACGCTTCGAATTCCTGGCGGAACGTGCGCGAATCAAGTTGAGCGCGGGCTGCTTCGACCTCGTGCTTACTGACGTTTCCTCCCTCAATCGTTGTATAACTCCATCGTTGCCATTCGTTTGTTTCGTCGTCTGGGACATAGCACCACAAGTCATAAAACCAGCTAGCTGTACCGTCTGGCGTCGAAATAAACAACGCCCAACCCTCTTTATCCGCCAAAGCAGGCCTGATTACCTCAAACCAGACCTCTGAATCCATAAATGCCGCCTCATCAAGCACTACGCCCGACAAACTGCGGCCCCTCAACGCCATTGCGTTCTCAGTACCCTTCAATTCAATCGTTGAACCGTTAATTAGCTCGATTCGTAGGTCTGTTTCGTTCTTAGTCTTGATCCAGACCTTTGGAACCAGCTTTTTTAATGCCCTCCACGCAATATCTTTGGCCATTCGATACGTCGGGGCGCAGTAAAAGAAGGTTTCGCCAGGGCGGTTGAGCGCTCCACGAAGTAGTTCGACACATGAAAGGTACGATTTGCCGAATCGACGACCGGCAACCAAAACCCGAAAACGTTTGTCGCTCGAAAAAACTTGGCCCTGTGCCCATCTCAGGCTTACGGGCTCTGCTTTTGTGCTCATGCCTATTACATTACACAGGTTTTCAACCCCTACCCCCCTCCTCACCGTGCCATAACGCAATGTGGGAGGTTATTATCTGAAAAAAGGTCGATAGGTTGATGCCTGAGCCTCTAACGGATCGCACCACACAAGCAAAAGAAGATCGCATCAGGCGGCTCTATCGACGACAGCTCGATGGATTGTCGGCTCGTGCGCTCGTGTACGACCATAAAGAGAAGGAACAGATCTCAATTAATACTGCCTGGCGCGATTGGGCAGAAGTTAAAAAGCTCGTTGATGAAGACTGGCAAGCAGACCGCGAAAACATGCTTGCGCGTCTTCAACACATGCGCACCAAATTGTTCCATCAAGCGCTCAAGAAGGGGCAACTGCAAACCGCAAGCCAGGTGCTCGACTCCATTGGACGTGTCATCGGTGAATCCGTTGAGACAGTCAACATTCAGGCACCTGAACTAAAAATCTCTATTGAAGATAAGGGCGACTGATCCCCACGCTCACAACTTCAGACCCCTGCCCCCACCCAAGGGGGCTTTTTTATTACACGAATGCTGTTGCACGGATATATGTGTAAGTAGTGGGCGAATCGCTAGGCGGCTGAGATTTTGCAACACTGCCCCCGGCTGCGCCTTCCAAGATTGTCACATTTCTTAGTGTCAGATCCGATCAAGATCTGGTAATATTGTAAGAAGGAAGAAGAAAAATTCTTCCCGCGTGGCGCAAGCCGCACCTGGAAAACTACATAGGGAGCAAACCGCACCAAACGGCACAGCCTCCGGGCGACCGTCGCAAGGTGTCAAGTGAGATCCGCAAGTTTTGCGCCTTGCAAGGAGCGCTCCCAACAAGACCAACGAACCAACCCACCAACGGAACAAATGAACTCATTTGCTCAGTCGATCGCAGCGGTCATCGCTGCCGGTTGTTTTGGCGTTGCCGTCGTTCAGACGGCACTAACCGAACCGCTCCAACAGCACAGCGGCACTCAGTCTTACGTTCGCGTGGTGCGCTGAGATGGCTCTGATGTCTGACTGTCGCCTTAAGTTTGCCCTTGAGGCTCGATTTGATGACGACTCAGAGATCCGGGATGTGGCCAGTTATGGCTGCATCCAGGGAATCTCTGGGTTCACCTATCGGGAGGAGATCAACGAATTCTTTAACGAGCATGAGGCAGACATTGAGAGATGGCTGCTAGATGAACACGATTACACCTTGGGAGATTTTTTCAAAGGTGCGCAGAGTGTTCATCAATTTAAAACAGCGATGTTATGGAAGGCGGTTGATCTTTACTGCCAGGAAATTGTCATCTACAACGAAACAATGAAGCCCGTTTAATCGCGGGCTTTTTTCTTGTCATCTATTGCCGTCCCAACAAATGCGAAAGATTGAAGCGCAAACAGTCCAAGCCGTCCGAGATCTTCTCTGGATGGCTGAGTTTTCCGGGTGCTATTGGCATTCGGGGAACATGGAGGTTTCACAGTCGCACCACTCCATAAGTGGACAACTGGGCTATGAAAGGATTATTTCGGTCCGTTTACACGGAAACGAGATTTTTGCCTTTCGCCCTGATTGCCAGCACATTTGGATTAGTGATTGCGGCTGGCGTACCAACACCACGAAATCACGGTTAAACGTCCTTCTGGGATGCTTTAGCAGTGGTTTCGGAATCTTCCAAAAAAAGGGTGAATGGTTCTTTCAGGGCAAAACTTGGAGTGACCCTGACAAGTGGACCGGCAGCCAGTCTGTTCAATTCCGAATGGATGCGGACAACTGGATGCTGAGCCAAGCTGAAAAGCTTGCTGGTTCAAAGCTGGAAAAACGGACCGGTATGAGCCGTGACCGCTCCAGTTACACCTAACGCTAGGCCCGCCATTGAGCGGGCTTTTTTATGCGCTGAGCCGGATTAAGCATTCCTCAGCGCGACAGTCTTCGAGCTTGGCTCGAACCCAGTTGAGACGCCCAGCGACCCTGCGGCCATCGTTTGTGTCTTTGTAACAGTGGAGAGCTTCGAGCAGAAGCATCCACTCATCAGCGCAGAAGTGAATGGTTTTAGTGGGCGCTGGGTCAGTCATGAATGGGCCGCTTGCAGTTTCCTTGAATGGTCTGTATTGTAAGACAAGAGTCAGGGGAATCAACCCGGCTCCGCTCCAATGACATCAATTTAATGAACAAGCAAATCATGACCCGCTACGTGCTGGGCGAACATCGTTCCATCAATCTTCAACACGGTTCCATCGATGCCACCGACGCATCCTCGGAGTCTGTCTCCATATATGCCGGAACAGACGCCATCAATGACGCTGTGGCTGCCTTCCTGCCTTATTGCTCCCGTTCCACACAAGAGCGGTTTATGCAAATTCTCACCGATCACATCCGCAAGGTGGACAGCATCGAGGCATGAAGCGGACTGCAGAAGTAAAGGAAGCCCACCAGCAGCACGCCAAAAAGCTGCTGGATATGGGTCTTCAGAAAGCTGATGTATCCGCAACGCTCCAGCGTAAATACGGTCTGTCTCGCGCTACCGCTTACCGCGATGTGGATGAGGCAGACCAATCCCGTGAGCTTGAGGATCACAGCATTGAAGCAACTCCCGTTCCAATGATCAGCTTTGAGGATCGGGACGCTTTGATGCGGATGACCCGGCAACTTCTGATCGACGCCTACACCGATGGCAACGTTCAGGATTACGCCAGGTTGATCCGTGAATACGAAAGGCTTGCCCGTATGGGTGGCCTGTCTCAAAAGTTCTGAGACGTTTGTCTCACACCGCTCCAATCATCAAATCAATGACACTTGTTTACTACGAATGGCTTCAGCAACAACCTGAACGCCAGGAGCTTGAGAAGCAACGCGATGTACTGCGTGAGCATTTCCAAGAGCATGACCGCAACGCTGCGAAGGCAATGCGCAAATCTTTTGCCTATCACGCTTCAGCTGAACGCATTGAAGAAGCTAGGGACGAATGGCAATGCACCTCTAACGAGGATGACGACGCCATGCGCAAAATCTACGGCATCCATCCAGAGCTGTTCGTTGACTATCAAATGGATGTTGTCGTCATGTTGAGGCAGATGACGTTCCAAGAAGCGCAACGCGCTGTTCATCTCAACAATGCTGCACGCTCCGCCAAGGCTGAGTTCGACAAAGTAATTGACGAGATCGGCAAACAGTACGACGCTCTCAAGTCCAAATGGGAAACGCTCCAATCAAACACCAAGGAGGAATCCAAATGACTATCCGCTACGACGACATTGATGATCTTCTGCCTTCTGAGTACAGAGATCCCTGGCCGCCTCTCTCTGATGAAGAGATTGAAGAACGAGAACGCCAGGCGGAATGGGATGACTACCTAGCTTCCATTCCTGACGCCGCTGAACGTAACCGCAACCTCAAATGATTACCCGCCAAGACTGCGACCGCTCCATCAACCAACTGCTCTGCCTCATCCTTGGTGGGCAGAAATCCAGAGCGTCAAACCACCTGGGGTATAACCCCGCAGAACGCATTGAGTTCTGCTTCAAACTCGTTCAGCAAGAGATGGAGCAGGTTGTTCGTACCGCTGATCCTGAGGCCTTACAGAAGGGTCTCAGTGATGGTCAACGCCAGCTCTCCAGTCTCCAATCCCTCAAAACCCTCAACCAACTCATTCAAGAGGTCGAATGGTGATGTACCACTATCAACCCAAACAAGAATACGAGTGCGACAAGATTCAACGCGCACTTGACATCCTTAAAGGCGTTATCAATCGTGAGAACAAGCGCCATCAAATGGATGAGCACTTAACCCACTCAATGCGTTCTCTTCTGGAAGATGAAGTCATCCCTCAGCTTGAGAACGAATTGAACTTTGATCCAACGCCCCAATACTGATGAGCAGCATCCTCAATGGCAACAAGTTCTCCGCTGCTGGTTCCCGCGTTCCAACAGACCTACTGCCTAAAGCTATTCGCTATGAAACGGCTAGGGCAGTCATCTTTGAAGAACAGGGCAACTTTGTCCGTGCCAATGATTGCCTGCGCTTGAAGCGGTACTACGAACGTAGAGCCATGGAAGAGTGCGTTTCACCTGAACCCCAAAACACCAATGTCTGAGCCAACCGAAGAGCTGACCAAAAACACCTGGAATGGATGGTTTTACAAACCGCAAGAGAATTCTCTGGTTTACAAGCCTGTTGACTATTGGGTTGACATCGAATTAAACAGTTGCGCTGAGGTGCTGGATTGGGTTTTTCAGATTCATGGAAAGTCTTGGGCCACACCTGATGTCACAAAAGGCTTCCTTGAAGCTTTAGATGACATTTTTGCGCCACAGACAAATTGTTGCCCATGGGGAAACGAAAAAGAATTTTCAGGTGAGAAATTAAGCTTACTGTTTTATAAAGCTGAATTTTGCTGAGCCCTAAACCCAGGGCCAACCTAATTCCACGTCTCCGCGCCAAACATCATCATCGATGGGGCGCTTGACCGCATAATCTCGAAACAGGCGTTTCAGCTCTTCAGTTGAGACGCTTATTTCTTTTGCCTTCACTGCCACGTTGCATTGACCGCGATAGATCAGTTCTAAGGCTTCTTCCATCATTAAAAACAGGCAGGTGAAGACACCGGGCTGCAACCCGTTGCCTTCGTGATCAGTCAAACCCCGCTAAAGGTTCACTTCACAAGGGACTAAGACACCGCTGAGCTTCTTTCGTCCAAACCCAGCTTACATCACTTCTCCGCTCAGCAACATCTCCTTGTAGAGATTATTACGTTCAGTCCACCTAGCCTCGCAGCCCCTCATCTCTAGCTCAGACAGCATCCGCAGCTGGACATTGCCGTTTGGCTTCGCAATCACCACCGCCCCAGCACTAACTCGAATCCCAGCTCGTTCACGTAGAGCAAGGCTGTAAGCGCCCAGCTGATCCTGATGATCCTTCAACCATGCCTCAGGCTTGTCAGTCTCACGGCTAGTCGTTTTGAAATCACAGATCGTCAGACCCAATGCCGTGTCGATCAATGCGTCTGCCGTTCCAGCAAATCCTTCGTCGCTGCTGACGCTGAACTCCGACGCATGAATCGCTGTAACGCTTCCGCTTACCAACCAGTCGGATAAACCTCTGGCGTACTCACGGGCTGGCCATGGAACCTTGGGCGAGCCTTCTTCCGCTTTCTTGAGTGCCCAGT